CGATTTCATTCCAGAACGGCACAGACCATTTATTTGCAAGTCTCCAGGCGTTTACCATGCGTCTGGCTTCGTCTTCCGGCATGTTAATTCCGTATACACGACCCATCGCAGCGAACGCGCCGACACCGCCGGCAAAGCCACACGCAAGTTCTTGCACTTTACCAACTTGGCGTTGGTCTTTTGTCACATCTTCTATTGCACAACCAAAAGTTCTTGACGCGTTGAACTTATACACATCTTGTCCAGTTTTAAATAATTCTAGCTTATCCTGTCCGTTATTAGACAACCACGGAGTTACACGGGCTTCTATGGACGCCCAGTCTGCGACGATGAACTGATGACCTTTGGCCGGAATCATCGCAGGGCGTAACATACCTTTGAGCACATCAGTGACGCGTTTGCCGAACTTAGGCACGATCTTATGTCCGCGCACCATCGCATGACGCACAGCCTCTGGATCTTCAGCGCAGACACGCGTAAAGTTATGCACCTGCGCGCCGTATGATGACGCGCGGCCTGTGGCGCTGCCGCCCGCGAACACGAACGCGCCGCGCACTCTGTGATCATCGCCGGCGAGATCGTTAAGGCGCTTGAACTTTGCTACAGAAGACGCCCAAAGATCGTCAGCGCACTGTATAACATCGGCAACTTCTGGCGGTACTTCTTCAGGATCGTCCATCGCCAATAGATTAGCGCGTGCCGTCTTATCGATGCTATACTTGTCATCGCGCTCCATAAGCTTAAGGGCTTGAGGGCCGACTCTGTCTTTAACCCACTCTCGCATCTTAGGACTGCGAACCGATGTGATCTCACCCTTCGTGACTTCGCGAACGATTCGTTCAATTTCCTGTAGTTCATCAGCCGCGAATCGAACTGCCGCTTGGCATAGAAATACGTCAACCAAGACGCCGCGATCATTGATCCGCTCGTTAATATGATAATCTGCCAGCTCTTCATCTGTCAGTTCCCGCATCGCCTTAGATGCCGCGCGCATTGTACGCACGTCTTGCTCACAATATTCTACCAGCTCTTGCATCAAACGTGGATCATCGCTGAAGGGCGGGATGCAGAGCTTACGCACCAAGTAATTGCCTCGGTGGTCTTTACGCATGCTTGTACCCGCAAAGCGCGCGACGTCTTCAAGCGATCCAGGCGCGCAGTTAGCTCTCGCTTGCGACGCGGTGCAGTAGAATTGTTCTAGTGGGATTTGTTTGTCTAACACATGCCAGAAGATCAGACGCTCAAACGCTGCGTTATGCGCGCGGATCTGACCGTTTAAACGTGGAAACGGCTCGCCTGGACGCCACGTCTGCACAGGATCGTCGTTGTATGCGTAGGACATACACAACACTTCTGTTGTGGGATGACGGGCGTAGTTATATACGCCCATCGATTTTAGATCGCACTCGCTCCGCGTTTCAAAATCAAGCCAGATCATTTTGGCGCGTCGTATCTTGTGCCGATAGTCTGGCCGTAGCGGTTGCTGTAATACATGCCATACTCATCGCCTACGCCCGCAGCGACCATGCGCCCGTTGCGGTCATAGATGAAGGTCTGTTCGCCGTAGTTCATTTCAGTGAATCTTGGTGTCTCCACCTCCTGTGCTCTCAAAGGCTGTGCGATAAGCGTCAACGATACGGTCAAGAACAAAAAGGATCTCATCGGGTTTCTCATGTTTGTCGGAGTAGTCTTTGATGGTGAATAATAGATCGCCCATCAGTTGTTTTAATCGTGTTTCTCTGTCACTCATCCGTGTCTCCTAATGCTTTTTTAGCCGCAAGCAGATCCTTCATTGCAAACATAAACGTAGAATGTGAAAGACCATTGTTTTGATAATTATGAGCAAACGGCTTCAATGCCTTTCGCAGCTTCTCATTCTCGCGCTTCACATCAGCCAATTCTGCGCTATCGCCCATAACCGCCGTCTTTACGTCGCGGCGTAGTTTTCCATTCTCATCACTCACGCGCCTATTCGCCTCGTCTGCCTCTGCAAGGCGTTCGCGGAGGCGGGTGATTTCTTCGGCGGCTTCTTTCATTAAATCTGCAAGTTCACCAGGATGCCGCCCAGTCTTGCACCACGCAGAAGATATTATACTTGTAAGAATATCTTTAGCCATAAGCCGCTCAACAATGTCATCCATCATAGCGCGCAACCTTTCATTAGCGCTTTTAATCGCGCTTCACGATCTTCTTTTTCTTTTGAAGTTGGTGGGGCAGCCGCAGCAGGGCCACCCCACCTATAATCACAACGCAAGTCCGTACGCTGTGATTAACCTCTGCGACGACGGACAGGCGCTTCTGCGACTTCCTCGACGGTTGGTTCTGTCTCGTTGCTCACATATTTTACAATCTCAATAGAAGGATTGTAAATGCGACCATATCCAGCCGGATGGTTGTAATGGGTGCTTTTAAGCTTAACGAGCGCAATAGGCGTAGATGGATCTTCTAAGCCATGCTGATAGATCTCTAAAGACAGACGCTGTATTTCTGGTACGCCGCCTTTAGTTTTAGACATGAAACGCGCAGCTAGACCTTTATCGCTGCCGCTAATGCATTGCATAGAAAAACCCATCTGCAATTCCCAACCGTTAGAGTCAGGAATTTCTTCCGGCATATCGGGCATTTTCTGAAACTGCGTAGCCATTACTTCGCCAAGCAGCTTACCCATGCTTGACGTGTTCTGCGCGCCCCAGCATATGTAGCCCTTAACGAAAGAAAATGGATTCACCGCCCACAATGAGTCAGGCTCGATCTCAGTCTGATCAGCGCCATAAACCCAATGTCCTGTTTTATCCATCTTAAGGTATACTTCTTTTGGACGGACAGGAACAGTAGCCGCAAAGTCCTTTAGCGAGTTTGAGAGTTCAGCAATTGAAGGTAAGTTTCCAAAGTTTACTAGTTCAGTCATTTTTCAGTTCCTAGTTTAGTAAGTTGCAGCACCGCCGGCCTAGGATCATTCGCAGGCGCGAGTGTGTTGCCCGTTGAGATAGCCACGACATGCTCTTTTGGTAAAGCGAGCTTGTGCTTTTTCAACACCTTTTCCGCTTGCGCTACCGATAAGAGCTTCGTTTCCATCAATTCCGACATATCCAGTCCCATTTTCTCAAGAGCTTCTCGCGCTCCTTCAGCATCCACCCATTGGCGTGTTGCTCGTTTTGAGACCAGTTTAAAATCTGCGATTTGTTTTCCTTCTTCCATACTGCGAAGAGCAAGCTCTCGCACATCTTTAATCCACGGCTCAAGCAAATCAGCAAGTTTAAGAGCATCTGAAAGATCCGTATCATACGACATCGAAACGGCGCGATTAGCTTCGCGGTTCATCAAAGGACAAATAGCTTTGGCAGCGCACCAGCGACAATGATCACCCTTCTTTAGAGGGGCGTCTTCACGCATGGCAGAATGAATAGCACGCACCAGTTCACGCTCAAAGTTTTTGATGCGTCCTGGGGTTGTTTCCCAGACCTTGACGTAAGGGGGCTGGACGATGATGCACTCGATTTTGTTGACGCCTTCAAAGGCCCAGCGGCAGCTCTCTGTGTGCATAGCTGCGGCTGCGTAGAACATGAGCTGGTCGTTTTCTTCTGCGTCAACCCAGACGCCGCTACCGAACTTCCAGTCAAGAATAATAGCAGTATCGCCACGGCGACCAACCACGTCGCAAGATCCAAACACTTCTTGTAATGGTTCAGGAAATGCGACGAGAACTTCAGTCTGAAACTCCAACTTGCCTTCTGGATCGATCTCATCGAGCGCGGCGAATGCAGGCCGTAGTTTCTCATTAATTTGTTCCTCAGTCGCATCAGTAAACGTGTCAATTGATTCGCCGTTAAGTATACGCTCCATGCATTCATGCAGGAACGTGCCTTCTTCTGCGTATGCTGACGTAGGCTTCGGCGGCACTTTACTAACCAGCGCAACACTGCCAGGGCAGTTGATGACGCGCTTGGCTGATGAGCCGCCGACGATAGTAGAATGTGCCATTTATTATCTCCCTTATTCGAATCACACTAGACAACTTTTTTTGTTTATGCAATAACTTTTTTATGAAAGAATCAGACATTGAACAATATTTGGTTAAGACAGTCCGCGCTATGGACGGCGAAGCCTACAAATTCAACTCGTTATCGCATCGCGGCGTGAGTGATCGCATCGTGTGTTTACCAAACGGCGAGACGTGGTTCATCGAAGTGAAGACAACAGGGGGCAAATTGTCGGCGCTTCAAAAGATCTTTGCACAAGACATGAAGCGCATGAATCAGCGCTACGCATGTTTATGGAATAAAGAGCAAGTAGATAGGTGGGCTTGTGAAATTACGACCGTATCAAGATGAGGCTGCGGATTTTCTTTTCTGTCGTGACAGAGCCATGATCCTCGCGCCCGTAGGTGCAGGAAAGACAGCGATAACGCTAACAGCTATGCGCGACATGCTAGAGAAAGGCTTCGTAGGCCGCTGGCTTGTGCTCGCGCCAAAGCGTGTGTGCACTGACGTGTGGCCCGTTGAAGGCCCAAAGTGGGCACCTGAGATGCCCATCGCCGTAGCTGTCGGTTCGCCAGCGCAACGCCAAGCAGCGTTCAGCGCTGACGTTGATGTCGTCGTGACCAATTACGACAACATACCGTCAATTGATCCTACAGGCTTTGACGGAATAGTGTTTGATGAGTTAACGCGGCTTAAGAATCCAAGCGGCAAACGCTTCAAGCATCTGTTAAAGATCCTTGATCAGTTTCACATACGCTGGGGTTTGACAGGCTCGTTCACGTCTAATGGGCTGGAAGACGTGTTCGGTCAATGCAAAGTCGTTGATCAGAAATTGCTAGGACGCAGCAAAGGCGCGTTTCTACAGCAATATTTCTATTGTCTAAACCGCGAGTATCAGCAATGGGTGCCGTTACCCACCGCGCTAGAAAGCGTCATGCACGCGATCAAGCCGGCGACATACGTGCTAGAGCCTGGAGAGTATAAAGATAAGCTGCCGGAACTGCACGTCGTTGACATGCGCTGCACGATGGATATGGCCCCGTACAACAAGATGAAACGAGATTTTGTCTTGGAGTTGGGCCAGACCATTACAGCGCCGACCGCAGCCGTTGTTACGCAGAAACTACAGCAACTCGCGGGCGGCTTCGTTTATGGCGCGGAGGGCGCGGAGTGGCTTACTTCGCATAAGTATGACCTATTAAAAGAAGTGCTCGAAGAGAACCAACACGACAACACCATCGTTGTGTATAACTACAAGGAAGAGCTTGCTAAGTTACGGGAACTATTTCCGAAACTTTCCACTATGGACGATCCACAAGCTGTGGACAAGTGGAACAGAGGCGAAACAGAACTCTTAGCGATACATCCTAAATCCGCTGGGCATGGACTGAATCTACAGTTCGGCGGTAACAAGATCATCTTTTTATCGCTGCCGTGGTCGCTCGAACTGTACGAACAAACCATCGGGCGCTTGCATCGCAGCGGTCAAACAAAAGATGTCTGGTGTTACAATATTATTTGTGCTAACACCATCGATGAAAAGATTCAATCAGCGCTGAGAGACAAGCGCTCCATGTCGGAACTGGCGTTGGAGGAATTATGCACTGGAACGAACTGAACAAGAAATTAGCAGATTTATCCGAGAAGCAAGTCTACGACCTGCTTCAGGATGAACGCGCGAATGGGCGGCGCGCTTTTATTATGACCCGCTTGCATCAACGCTACAACATTCTCCGAGTGTTACGCGAAAGAGAGGAACTATTAAAAGATGCATACTCCTACAGAGCTCCTAAGACAGGCCGCTGATATCATCGCCGAGCGTGGCGAAACGTATGGCGGAATCGAGAACAACTTCCAGCTTATAGCGGACTTGGCGTCGTTACGTTTGGGGCGTGACATCCATCCGTTTGAAGTGGCGATCATTATGGTTTGCGTTAAGAATGCGCGGGCTTTTAATGACCCTACCCATTTGGATAGCCGCGTAGACGCCATGAATTATGAGGCGTTTGCTGGCATGTTTGCTGCCGATTACATCGCGCAGAAACAGGGTTCCAATATTGCGTACAAGAAGAAGGTAGAGCTGAAGCCGGCTAAGATCGAACCGCTAAAGACGACACGCCGCGCGGAGCTTGCCGTAATCGATGACAAACTGAGCCGTTTCGGTTCCTCGGAGCCGCCGAAGTTCACTGGCGACAGCGCGCTGTTGAGCGAGTGAATACTGAGCCAGGGGAGGACAAGTTCCTTCCCTGACCGTCTGACAGCTAGAAAGCGCCGTTGTCGAGATCAGTAGCAGTATCGTCCACGGTTTTAGGGGCCATAACGACATTGGTCTGTCTTTCTTTTAACTTAGCCGCAAGATCTAAACGACGCACGACTTCTTCGCGGCGACCACGATCATAAGCATCGGCGATTAACATTTTAACTGCGCCGTAAAGCACAATTAAAAATAAACCAATTAAGATAGCCGTTGTCATGTGCCAGTGACGTTAAAGTCTTTAGCGCCGATCAGACCGATAGCGACAAGCGCTGCTTGCAGCGAAGACCAGTCAAGCGTCTTGGTCTGCCATGCGTTAAATACCACACCGATGAGCGTGATGATTCCTGGGATGGTTGTGCGCCAATTTTTAATCATTCCATTGTCCTCCTAAAATAAATGCCGAGCATGAATAGCAGCTTGGCTCCATACGCGACTGATGCTGCGGCAGCGACAGCGTACACAATATACGCTACGCGCGGATCCATTAGTTACAGTTCTCTGGCTGCGTCACTGTGCAGTGGAAAATATACTTAGCCGGCGCGCAGCCTGAGAGTAAGAGGCAGAGTAAGATTATCCGCATAGCGCTTTGATCTGTGCTTTGACGTCAGCGATCCGCGCAGACCATCCTTTGCCGAAAGTCGGCCAGATCGACAGGGACTGCATGAACGCTAGACGTCGATTAGTTATCGACATTGCGACATAAGTTTTAGCCGCCTCGATAGTTTCAGGCCCGATTACGCCGTCTTGCGTAACGCCGACCACGGCTTGCAAAGTCCTCGCCGCGCGCGAAACACCACTATTTACTGCATAATCGAACACAGCAAAATCAACACCACTGGGCAAATAATCTCCAGAAATACGATCCCAGTATAAGTTCTTGTAAATAGTCGCAATTTCTGAATCACTGATGTTACGAACACTTTGTGTTGGAAGATCTTTTGACTTGCGCCATGTGTCATAGACCGCTTGCGTAACGCCCTTATTCGTCGGGCCACCTGGGTCTTTTGGATGGTCAACGTAACCGCCCTCATATTTCAGGACTTGCTTTAACGCCTGTGCGTAGTTCTCTTTCATCTATCCGCTTTCTGGCTTACAAGATCTCGAATCGTATCGAGCTTTGCAAACACTTGGTTAAGCACGCTGTTAAACTCTTCGCGTGTAATGTAACGGCCAGCCACAAGCACCTCGATCTCACCGACCTTTTCCGCCAGTTCTTTATCCGCTGCTTGCAGGTCTTTGACAGCGCCCCAGACGGTATTCAATACCCATCCGCCCAGGACGCCGATCACGCCAACGGCCACGTCGAAGAAGACTTGATATTCGTTATTCATCAGCGGGCCATTGCATTTACGCCTTGTGCTCCCGCAGCAAGCAATGGCGACAGATTACGATAGTCAGGCGGTAATGCGGGAACACCGCCCAAAGTAGACGCTAAAAGATTATGTGACGCTCTAGTAGCTAAAGCATTTTGCGCGCGGCGAGCCATAATACTGCCTGCACCAAGCCCCGCTAATCCTAGAGCAAGCGTAGGCGATATAACCGCCGAAGCTGGTGTCGTAGCCGCAGCCAGCGCAGGGCCAAATTCAACTACGCCTTTAGCTACGCCGCCCCAACTTGCGCCAGGTGCTAATGAACCTAATAATTGCACAGCGCGAGGCGACGCGCGGCCAGCGGCGAGATCTTCAATGACGCGCTGGTCGTCCGGCGAAAACTGCCGCAATCTACTTTCATCACGAAATATTTTTCCAAACTCATTTCGCAGCGCGCCAAGCGGGTCTTGTTTTGATACAGATGCCAAACGAATGGCTTCACGAATTTCGTCGTTTCTAAATAGTTTTGACGAAGTATCTATGGCGCGATCCATATATTGAATACCGCGCGCAACTTGATCTTGATAGGGAACGCCTGTTCGAGGATCTATACCTCGGCGCGCATTAATTGGATCGCGAATAAAATTATCAAACTCATCTGATAATATGCCGCCCAATCGACGCACATTAGGATCTTGTGACGTAGCTATATCACCAATACGACGACGCAACCGATGTATCTCGCGCATGTCAAGGACATTGCTACGGCCAGCGTCTGTTAGTTGATCCAACGCGCGCTCTACAGGGCGCAGTTCAGGATCTCCAGGCATAAAGCCTTCTTGGCGCAAACGCGCATTTGCGTTCATATTAAACGCATTAAAGCTGTTGTTATCGTATTGACCATTTGTTCCGTATGCGCGGTTCCAAGCGGTCTGTTCCCGAACTTCCATGCGCCCGCGTTTTGCGGTAGCAAGTTCACCAGTAGTTGCTTGCGCGGGCGATAATGCGCCAGCCGTAAGTCGCCCTGCGCCATAACCTGCGGCTAGTCCGGCTGCGCCTAACACATATGGATTGGTTTCGCCGCCTTGTATCAGTGCTTCAGGTGCCGCTGCGCCAGCCGCGCCACTAATTGCTTGTGCGGTAGGTTGAGCAGATAAAGCGTTTATTATCGCGGGGACGGCTCTCCCTGACTGAGCTAATATATTAGCTCCTGTTCTAGCTGCGCCTGCTCCAGATAAGGCGCTTGTTCCGCCTTCAACCGCTGCACGAAGAACATTCTCTTGTGGCGTTTGAGGTGCAACGGAAGGAAACATTTTTTCAATACCGCCGCGAACGTATTGATATGGTGTTTTGACAGGCTCATAACCCATCGCGCTGCGGCCAAGATTATAAATGTTAGCGCCTAATTCAGCGCCTCCTAAAACGCCTGCTCCTAATAGAGCTGCGGGAGCTACAGCCATACCGGCAGGTACAGCCGCTAAAGCGCCGCCTATAAGACCTGCCGCAACAGGAGCTGCGCCACCAAGAGATACTTTAGCTGCGCGCTCTGCCGTTAAACCTTCTTTCGGCGCGGCTAAACCTAGTTCAGATAATATCTCAGTATCAGAGAAACCGGCTTTACGCGCCGCCTCAAATTTAGGGTGCGACATAAGTTCAGACTGAATTTCCGCGTCAGAAAATCCAGCCTTACGGGCAGCGGCAATTTTTTCACTAAGAGACGCCACTTTATTCTCCGTGTAAAATAGATCTTAGTTCTTTTTGACGTGGGCCAGTTAATAGCGTGCGGCCATCTATAACGCCTTTAGATTGTTCTTCTGGTTCAGGAATTTTTAACTTACCTGTTCCTGCATATTTATCGGCGTTAGACAGAATTTCACGCGCCGTTTCAATGCTAAATTTAGGACTACCTAACATTGATTTCAAACGAATCAATTCGTCTATGGTATTCGCTTCTTGCGCGGATGTGATACCAAGCGCGCGTCTAGTTTGAATATATTGATCTATTTGTTTATCAATAACATCTCTGTATTTTTGTCCTATTGGATCTGTTACGCGAGCGACTTCTTGCCCCGCTGGCGTTCCGGCCATGACATTTCTAAAGCGAGCTGGAAAATTTTGTTTTTCAGACGCCATAGATCCATGTTTATATAGTTTCTCATAATTGCTTAATATGTCGCCAAAAATCTCTGTCGATTGTTGACGCATTGGTAATTCTTTATATTCGCGCTGAGTTAAAGGCTGGCGTTCTGTAGGCATACCTTCAGGAGCGCCCATAGATGCGCGGCCACCTAACTTACCTTCAGGTGGCGCAGTCACAGGAGCGGCGGGTATGTTACCCAGATCTGGCGGTGCGACTACCGCAGGACGGACAACAGGCGCAGCGCCGCCGATACCAGGTTGAACTTGTTGAATCTCATTTTGAATTGTTTGAAGATGCGGCTCTAGATATTTTTGAAAGGTTGTTGCCTGCGTAGCCAAAGCGCGCAATTCTGAAGGGTCTGGTTTATCCCCCAACATAGACGCCCAAGGACTTTTACTAATATGCTCTTTTAATTTATCAAATCCTTTTCCAGTCTGAAGAACACCTGCCGCTAAATCCCGCGTCATAGTAAGATCAGCCATTGCTTGTTCTGTTTTGGCTTTTCCGGCTCCCGCTAATAAAGTGGGCAATTCAGCTTGAAAGCGTTGCTGTCTGATAGCCGCATCACTAGCTTGATTAGCCGCCATAGCTGCGTGAGCTTTAGCTTGTTCTTGCGCTGAAAGAACTTTCATGCCTAGAGTAGGAGATATTTGATACGCTTGAACCAAAGATTGCCGTGAAAGCGGATCAAATCCTTGTTGCGTAGCCAAATTTCTATACGCTTCTTCCTCTTGCCGCGCGCGTTCATATTCAGCTAATTGCTGTTGCACTAATTCTTGTTGTTGCGCGCGAGCACCCATCATCTGATACTGCGCCAGCATGTTCGCAAAGTCAGGCGCTGTGTTCGCTAGAGCATTACGCGAAGCTATTGTGTAATCAACTGGCATATTTATCTCTCATACGTTGTGGGCGCGCCTTGAAACCCATAGCTAAACCCAGGCGTTAACGGCAACGCATTGTTTTGCCAATTACTATATGTAGAAGTTCTGTTTTGCGGAGCAAAACGATCCATCATGTTATACGCCAACATGGCGTTAGCTGGCCCTTGAAGCGCCTGACCGAGCGCTGATGCGCCGCCGACATATCCAGAAGCTCTAGCCTGCCCGACATTCTCCATCGCCTGCCCATATGGGTTAGCTGATGTAAGCGCCGCCATCGTGGGGATCGCGCCAGTATATGCGCCAGCGACTGTCGAACCAGCGTTAGACGCCATCGTGCCGAGGTTAGAACCAAGATTGAACTGGTTGCCCGACAACGCATTGCCGACGCTGCCGGCTAGACCTGTCGCTGTCTGAGCCGCACCTGCGCCAGTCCCTGCCAGATTCTGAAGACCTTGCACTGCTTGTGCACGATTAGCCATAAAGCGGTTATAGGCGTTTTGATATTCTTGACTGCCTGCTTCTTGACCGTAACGCGTGGCAGCTTTCAACGCTGCGCCAGATCCCGCTAAACCACCACCGCGAGCGGCGTTGAGCATCGCTTGCTCGCCTTGCTGTTGCCGAAAGGCATAGCCAGGATCCATTTGAAGCTGGTCAAGCGTCGGCTGTTGCGTATATGCGCCGCCTGGGCCAAATAACTGTGCGAGCTGATTCGTAGCTCCAGCGCCTGCGCCCATGTATGGCTCTTGGAAGCCTACGCCTTGACCATAGAACTCTCGCGCCGTCTCTGCGCCGAGCTTGCCTTGAGCTAATAAATCTTCACGGCCTTTGCCGTAGAACTCACGACCCGCCGCAGCGCCTTGTTCGGCCATTTGGCGCGCTTGAGCCGCAGCTTGTTGCTGCGCTAATAGCCCAAGCATACCTGACTGTTGCGCGGCCTGTTGCTGCGCTCCAGCGGCTTGCTTTGACCCCATGTAGCTTAGACCGCCTGAAGCTAAAGCGGAGCCACCTAAAAGGGCTAGTGTGAACGGATCCATAATGCCTCACTATAATACTAGGTCTTGATGATGTATAGCACGCCATAGTTCTTTGGCTTTGTTTCCGTGCCGCCAGTCGTGGATGTGTTGACGGTCAGGCCAGTGGTTGCGGTGCTTGTGCTTACGTTCGACGCATTAGTAAGCCAAGAACCAGCTATAGCAGTAGATGGTGCGGCAGTTGGGTTAGCTGCAAGCGTATGGCTATGACCTGGGTCTGTTACAGCGTGGCTATGGTTCAGATATGTATCGGCTGCATATGAGCCGACTGATGGGCCTACTGCGCCGCTAGACGATCCAGTTGCATTAGTGCCTGTGCCACGAACGAACATACCGCGAAGATCTGGCACGTTGAATGTCGTAGATCCGTCGCCAACACCCCAAGC